GGTAGGTCACAGGTTCAAGCCCTGTAGGGTGCACCTTAATAAAATATTATTATGAAAAAAAGATTTAATTTTGAAGGATTAGGAGTATGGATATTAATCCTACTTATAACATATTATTTATGGAAACATATACTAAGAAACTTCCTATGACAAATAGGGAAACAGTACAACAAGAAGCATTAAACATAGCATCTAAAAATAATAGATGTGGTTTGGGTATAGCTATGGGTGTAGGCAAAACAAGAATAGCCATACGTCATCTTATAGCAAATTTTGATCCCTTTATAGAAGTATTAGTTGTAGTCCCTAAACACACTGTGTCACAATCTTGGAAAGATGAACTAGAAAAGATGGAGGCTACAGATTTATTAAAACATATTACGTTCAGTACATATCTATCTATAAACAAACAAGATCCTAAATACTATGATATAGTATATCTTGATGAGTGTCATTCAATATTGCCATCTCATGAAGCGTTCTTGTCACAGTTTAATGGAAAGATATTAGGTTTAACAGGTACACCACCTAGAGATACAAAGTCTATTAAAGGTAGATTAGTACAAAGGTATTGTCCTATGAAGTATACATATGGAGTGGATGATGCCACTGATAGTAATATACTTAACAACTATAAGATTATTATACATGAGCTTGAACTATCTAAGTTACCAACTGTAAAGAAAAAGAATAAGAATGGAGGTCACTGGTATACTAGTGAGAGAAAAGATTATGAGTATTATAATATGAGAGTAGCAGATGCACAATCACCAAAACAAATACAATTGTCTAGGATAATGCGGATGAGAGCTCTAATGGATTATGGTACTAAAGAAGCTTATGTAAAGTCTATGTTACAAAACATAGATGATAAGTGTATAGTGTTTGCTAATACTCAGAAGCAAGCAGATCGTATTAGTAAATATAGTTATCACTCAGGTAACCCAAAGTCTGAAGAAAATTTAGAATTATTTTCAGATGGAAGGATACATACACTATCTTGCGTTATGCAATTATCAGAAGGTGTTACTATACCTAACTTAAAACAAGGTATTATAATGCATGCATATGGTAATGAAAAGAAAACAGCACAAAGGATAGGTAGATTATTAAGACTTAATCCAAGTGAGACAGCTATATGTCATATACTTTGTTATAATCATACACAAGATAAAACATGGGTATCATCAGCCCTTAAATCATTTGATGAGAGTAAAATTCAATATTATAACCCTTTAAATAGATAAATCAATGGAAGCAATAACAATCCTTACTATTCTTAGTTCCGTGGTAGTATGCACAATTGTAGCATATCAAGTGGGTAAGAACACAGGTGAATCAAGATTCAAAGATAAAATAAATAAACTAACGTGTAGACAGATGCTAATGCATAAGAGGACACAATTTAATGAAGTGGACTAATGGGACGCATGAAAGAAATATACATGGAGATGATTGAACGTGAATATAACGGAGATCATGATGCCCATATACAAGAGTTAGCACGTCAAACATGTGAAGAGTTTATACATGTTGAAGATGAATACTGTGGTAACTGTGACAATCATGCTATAATGCGTAATGAAACAGAGGCTATATGTGAAGGTTGTGGACAAGAGTATGTTTATGTTAATGGAGAAAAAAGATTTAGATGAATGAGTTTGAATATACGTGGGGTGAGTATGATGTTGAATGTACCGTAGATTATACCTATGATCCGGGTGAACCAGATCAATGGTATGATCAAAACGGTGATCCAGGAACACCAGGCTATGGCCCTACAGCTGAGATACATGCAGTATGGACAGTGTTTAAAGATAAGTCAGGTAAAGATGTATATGTAGATATAATAGATCTTGTTGACACAGATGATATAGAATCTGAAATATTAGAATCATATGAATGAACAAGTTAAAAGTAATATTGTTCAGGCAGTAAAATACTTAGAAGAAGTAGAGACACATCCGGGTACCTCACAAAGAAATCTAGATGTGGCTCTATCTATTCTATTAGAAACTTTAGAATTATGAAACATTATTATAATGAAGGCAAAGAACGCCTCAAAGAAGATAATTATAGTTACCAAGGAAGATCAAGAAGACAGATGGAAAATAACTACAAAATGATGGGTTATACTTTAATATTAGGTTGTATATTTATACTCAGTATGGTATTAATAGCAATATTTGGATGAAGGATCAGTTATTTGTAGAAGGTAGAATAAAAGATGGAAAGTTACATTTCCCTATAAAAGCATTTCAAATTAAATATGATAACTTTTTCAAGCAACATGAAGATGGTGCAAGAGTAGAAATATTTATAGGAGTGCAAGATGGTAAAGGTAGTAACCCGCAGCTAGCAAGAGTACACGCAATGATACGTGAGATTGCTAGTGAGCTTGGTTATACCTTTGAAGAAGTTAAGTTACAAGTTAAAAGGAAAGCAGGACTGTGCTTTGTAAAGAATAATGTAGAGCACTGTAAGTCTTTTGCAAAATGTGATAAAGAAGAACTTAACTTAGCTATACAAGCAGCAATGGAGATTGGAGATTTTAGTGGTATGCAATTAAGATGATTTCTTAGTAGCAGCTGTTAATTTTTCAGCAAGAGCACCTAGTAATTGAGTTGGAGTTTTACCCTCCTCTTTAGACTCTTCTATGAATTGTTTGAATTGTTCCTCAGTTACATCAAGGTCTTCTAACTTTTCTAATCCTTGCTCTTTAGCATGTGCCTTAAGAATATTAATTATAGAGTACAGGGTATATAGTTCACTCTCAATTGGAGTAAACTGTCTATTCTTTTTCTTAGCTGCTTCAGGATCCATAATGGTTTCATTAAAGTCCTTAATCAGTTGACCGAAGTTCTCTGTATCATTGTACATCTCAACAATATACCTAGTGTAGATTTGCTGTAGACCAGCTATAAATGCTGGATTTAGTTCCAGTTTAATATTCTTTTTGATGTCATATGTAACGTATTGCTTCTGAGCCATAATGTTTATATTTGATTCAAAGATACAAAAAATAATTAATTATGAAAACAAAACCAATAGAAGTTGACATAGTACAATTGAGAGATAATGCAAATGCATCACTTGAGCAATCAGGATGGGACCGTATGCTATCTCCATATATAAACGGATTAGACTTTGATATACTAATAAATAAATTAGTTGAGTGTGTAAATGCAGGAAAAAGATTTACACCAAGGTTCAAAGATATATTTAATGCATTTAAAGAATGTCCATATGATAATCTAAAGATTGTTGTAGTTGGCCAGGATCCATATCCACAATTAGGTGTAGCTGATGGTATAGCATTCAGTTGTTCTAGAAAAGGTAAAGCAGAAAAATCTTTGCAGTATATACTAAAGCAAACTATTGGTGATTATACTGACACAGGCAGAGTTATGTATACACCAGAAGAGTGTGATCTAAGACGTTGGTCTAACCAAGGTGTACTTCTTATTAATACAGCTCTAACTGTAGAGATTAATAGTATAGGTTCACACTATAACTTGTGGAAACCTTTCACTCAATATTTATTTGAGAACATTAATAGAGTAAATCCTGATACAATCTTTATGCTTATGGGTAGGAAAGCAGAAGAGTGGCAAACACTCATTCCTAATTGTAAGACATTAAAGTGTGCACACCCAGCATCAGCCGCATATAAAGGTGGAGAATGGGATTGCAATGACATATTTAATAAAGCAAATGCCATACTAGAAAAGCAAGGTAAAACTTGCATAGAATGGTAATTTTTTATATATTTACAAACAAATAAATCAACGTGTATATGCCTCAAAACCAAACACTTACGCAGAAAAAAGATATTGAATCTTTTAAGAAAGAGTTTAGGAAGAAACATGGTGTAACCCTGTATATATTTACACCAACAGATGCTAGGTACAGGATACCTCTAGATAGTTATTTAGAGGTATGTTTATCTTGTATACATGAGCATAATCCTCAACTAAATTTCATTACTAAAATAAAAGGTACAAGATTAAGGAAGAGAGATTATGTTAAGTGGGTACAAGTAATGTGCTACATAGCATGGAAAGATGGTCATAGTAAAACCAGTATAGGTAGAGCTATAGGTAAGAATCATGCTACTATAATAAACTCTTGTAGAATGGTTGACAATGCTTTCTTTACAAAGGATCTAGATATCATACAAACGTTTGATACGTTACTAATTAAACTATTAGAAAATGTGGGAACTATTCCAGAAAATCTTGAAGATGAATGTAAGTCCAAACCAAGCTCTGATCCTATTTGGGATGAAGCAAGGCGTTTCATTGCCCAAGGTGTTAGCTGAAGATAAAGAACATTTAATTAAAATAGGTCTGATTGAGAAGAAAGATGGCCAATATATAATGACAGCAGAAGCAAAAGCTTTTTGTGCAAGACTAGATAATTATTTTGTCAAAGCAAAAAAGAAGACTGATGCACAGCTGATGGGTAAAGAATACTCTATGCATATAAATAAGTATAGAGAAATATTCCCAGCAAAAAAATTACCTAGTGGTAAGCCTGCAAGAAATAATGTAAAAGCATTAGCAGAAGCATTTAGATGGTTCTTCCAAACATATGATCATGATTGGGATACTGTATTAGATGCAACAAGAATGTATGTTAATGAATACAGAGATAAAGAATATTTATATATGCAGACAAGCCAATACTTTATATGCAAACAAGATAAGCATAGAGTAAAACATTCTACTCTAGCAGACTATTGTGATATGAAGATAGAAGGTATTGACACAGAAGAAGAACATTTTAAAGAAAACGTTGTATGAAAAATAAACCATCATGGGTTGGCCAATATGCCGCATTTAATGATGCATTAAAATATATGTACGCCAGATCAACTGGTGAGGAGAAATCCATATATACACCGTGGCCTAAGTTCAATGATGCAACTACTGATGGTTTAGAATGGAATACATTAACTGTTATTGGTGGTAGACCTGGTTCAGGTAAAACATTAATAAAGGATCAGATAATTAGAGAATCATTCACACTAAATCCTAATGATAAATTTAGAGTTTTAGAATTTCAGTTTGAGATGGTAGGTAGAACCTCTGCTATAAGAGAGTTTAGTTCTATAACCGGAAAGACATACAAAGAACTGTGTAGTGCAGGGTCAACTCTAAATTCAGAGACACTTAATAAATGTCATCTGTATGCAAAAGAAAGGGTAAAGTATCCTGTAGATATTATAAGTACACCTATGACTGTAAATCAAATGCGTGAACAAATAGACATGTATATGAATGAACATAAGGGTACACCTACAATGGTCACATTAGATCATAGTATGCTAGTAAAGAGAGCACCATATCAGAATAGCACATTAGATATGTTATTTGAGTTAGGTGAATTTTTTACTCAATGTAAAAGAGATTATCCATGTTTATTTATTTGTTTATCACAATTAAATAGAAATATAGATAATCCTGACAGAGCTGTAGATGGCAAGTATGGTAACTATATACTTGAGTCAGACATATTTGGATCAGATGCAATGCTACAACATGCTGATACTTTAATAGGTATCAACAGGCCAGCAAAGCAGAAGATTAGATATTATGGCCCTGATAGATATATAATAGAAAATGATAGAACCTTAGTGTTGCATTTCTTAAAAGCCAGAAATGGTGATGCAAGAATGTCATTCTTTAGAGCAAAGTTTGAGCAGATGCAGATAGAAGAGATGGCAACACCTAATCAACAAGAACGCAGATGATAAATACAAAGAATATAAATAATAATAAAAAAATGGGACTAACACCACAACAGAGAAAAGAAAAGGTTGCAGCCCTCAGAGTTGAACATGAAGACTATTTCAAAACAGAGGGTATAACTAACGCACTATATATACCTAAGATGGCTTACAGACCAACAGGTAAGGATGAACTACATGTATCATTCTTCCCAAGTGAGCTTGAAAAGGGTCTAGATATATACACAGAGTTTGTATCTATAGATTATGAAACAGAAGATCCAAAAAGAACATTATACTATTGCAAGTATAATCCACATTGGAAAGAGGAGTATGAGCTTATAGAGTCTAGTGCAGGCTATGTAAGACACATAATACCAGTAAATGAGTTAAAGGTCATCAATGATGTAACAAGCAGAGGAAAAGCAATTATAGATTTTGCTAATCCTAATTTGCCTAATCCAGATGATACACCTTCAACTGCTCCCTCCCTTTCGTCTGCAGATCCTCAGCTTATCAAAGCTTTAGAGGATATAAATGTAACACTAGCGTACATAAATACAACATTAAATCAATTAA